AGATCTTGTTGGTTGAGCTAAAGTTCCTGGTGAAGTTGTCCAATTAGTGCCATCATATTCATTGATAGTATTATAAACAGTTGAAGGACCATTTTGACCTCCACCAAAAACAGCAGCTGTTTGTGTTCCAAAACCAACTCTTCCGTATCCACTTATCGGGCTTCCGTTACCTGTAGCCCAATTAGTTCCATCCCATTCATTTGTTTGATTAATGTGAGCTACAGAACTAACACCACCATTTACTACTGCTGAAGTGTAGCTTCCTGTTGATTGAAAATTTCTAAGAGAAGTTCCCGCCATATTGTTTCCAGTTGTCCATGCTCCTGGATTAAGAGCTATTAATTTTATAGCGTTGTTACCACTATCATACCAGATCTGACCTTCAATCGTACCTGTGGCACTTGGCAAAGACTGGACAGCCTCTCCAAAAATTTCTCTGTACTCAGCCATTATTTAACCTTTAACAACCAACCTTGTGTTGAATCTACATACACTAAAGTATTAGCTGCTCTTTCTGTGGACACAGTTAAATCTGCTGCTGCCCCTTGTATTTTTTCTGAATTTCTTCCGATTGTTAAATTATTAGAATCAAAAGTTCCTGCGTAATCTATGAATGAAACCTCATCACCTATGCTTGGTGAAGATGGTAGAGTCATAGTAAATGCTGAACTTGTTGTATTTATAAAATATCCTTCACCTGCAGCAGCTGTAAAACCAGTTGTTTTAACTGCTTGCCATGAAGTTCCTGCAGCTGAGAATGATAATTGTCCAACACCCGTTGCACCTGAACCAGATACTGATGCTACTTTTAAAAACGTTCCTGCTGTAACGTTTCCAGTAGGAAACTTAAGTTCATATGACTGACCTGAACTATGCGCAGGTGACGTAAGTTTAATCCCGTGAGAGTTAGCTTCACAATTAAGTTGAATTGAACCTGGATTTGTTGCACCTAAAACTTCAACTAAACCTGTTCCTTTAGGTCCAACTTTTAAATTTATATTAGAATCACCACCGGTTGCTTGAATAGATGGTGCATTTCCAGTTGCAGCATTAGTTATATCTAATTGGTTTACTGCAGACGAAGTTGTTTGAAATACTATTTGTTCGTTTCCATTCTCATCGTTAATTCCATGTGCATCATCAAATGCTATGTTAAAACTATTAGTATCTAAGTCGCCACCTAATTGTGGTGATGTATCGTCAACAAGATCTCCACCTGTTTGTATTTCTATAATATCTGGATTTGTGCCATCATTTGCAGCAGCAAATACTATTTTAGTTGTTTTTTGTGTTGCTGAAAAAGTGAATGAGGAACCTGAACCAGTTATGTATTTAAATTGAACTGTGTAGGCTCCTGAAGTTGAGTTTCTTAAAATATAAAAAGTTTGAACATCTAATGGTATTGTTACAACTTGATTTCCAGTAATCGTTCCTGTGAAATCAATCATTCTATGTGCAAGTTCTGCACCTGTTGATCCATCACTAACAGCTAAATCAGTTTGTTGTGCACCTCCTGCTATTGATTTTGATATAAAACCACCAGATATTTGTTCCAGAAGTTGTAAATTTGTATTAGTTTTTGTCCCCCATGTACCGGCGTTTTCACCAGTTGCCTGAAGTTCAACACCTAAAGGTGTAAATGTTGATGCCATAATTTATCTCCTATGCAGCGTCACTATAACTTGTATTTGATCCAGTTGCAACATCCGAATATGTATCATTCGATCCAGTTGAAACATCACTATAAGATGTATTTGAACCAGTGTCAACATCTCCATATGCAAAGATATTTACTGATCCTATACTAAATGATGCGGATTGACCAGTTAATCCAACCTGAATATCAGCTAAAGATATTGATCCAACACTAGCACTAAATGATTGACCTGATATTCCTAGAGTCATATCATTAGGATCTAAGACTCCTACACTAGCTGTTGCAGATAATCCTGTAGGCTGAGCTACAGCTCCACCTAATCCTACAATCGAGCCTAAATTAAATGTAGCTGATACACCTGATAATATTGCTGCATTATTTGGTGCAACTGCTGTTCCAAGAGATGTAGACATTGAAAATCCTGTAACATCAACTTGGTTACTAGAAGAACCTGTTGCAGTTCCTTGAGCTGAAGTTATTGATAGACCAGAAAGAATAGCTGTTGCATTTGGTAATGTTACAGTTCCTTGACTTGCTGTAAATGATTGACCGCTTAAACCTACAACTTGATCAGCTACTGATACAGATCCTATTGAGAAAGAAGCTGATACACCAGACATTGAAACATTAGCATCTGCTTCAATAGATAGTGATCCTACACTAAATGATGCAGAGATACCTGATGGTTGTACAACTGCAGAACCTATCGCTGATAAAGAACCTACATTAGATGAAAATTCTACACCACTAATATCAAAGTTAGGACTTAAACCAATTGTAATTGCAAATTCACCCCAAGCACCTTGACCGTAGGTATTATTACCCCAGCCTTCTATACCCATGCTTGAAGTTATTTCTTGACCTGTAACAGAAACGGTTACATCATTAAGATCTCCCCAAGACTGTTCGTTCCAAGTCTTGGCTCCCCAACCCTCTGCGAATTTTTGATTTTCGTTCCAATTAGCCTGTCCCCAGGTAAACCTGCCCCATCCTGAAGATACCGACACGGTCGGCCTCCTATGCTAATCTAATGATTGCGCTACTTGAATCTGCTGTTGGAAACTCGATTTTAAAAGTTCCGTTACTAGCTGTCTTGTCACCACCAAATGCAATTATACAAACAGCATCAGTTGTTCCCGAACCACCATCTGTTGTTGTGTTATAAATCATTGCACCATTTGCAGTGAAAGAAGCAGATGAATAAGTTACATCTGAAAAGTCTGTAAAAGCTGTTGTACTAGTTAGTGATACACCAGAATTTGTAAGAGTTGCTCCACCTGCAGAGTATGCAGAACCGGATGTATTTGTAATTTCCTCTGATGTTGAATAGTCTGTTGTAGAAGCACCTAAATTTGCATCGCTATCAAATAAAGCAAGTTTAAAAGTGTGTCCACCTGAAGATTCAAAACTGTGTTTACCTTGTAAAAGCTCTTGTTTAAAGCTTGAACATATTGCTGATGTTATTGCCATAATTAATCTCCTGTTATGGTGTCGGTGAAGGGACTTGAATACGTACTGTACCATCTGTATAGTCATCCCTTTTACGTCTACCAAGTTGCTCTGCAGCAAACTTCTGTACCTCTTGTTTATACTTTTGTTCATATAATGTCAACATATCCATTGGGCCTTTTAAGAAGCCGTATGCCTCCACTAAACATGCATATAATAATCCATTTGGAAAATTAAGACTTATATAATTAGTATCATTATTTTCTAACAAATCTGGTGCTTTGTCAAAATGAACTCTAAATCTATATGTAGTATTAGGAACTGGAGCAAAAGCTATACGTCCGGATGTAGTGTCAGACTCTCCTGTAGCACCACCAAACATAGCATAGTACTTAGGTTGACCTTGAGCTGCTGATGTTCCTGTCACATCTTGATATTCTTGTAAGTATGTATAATCTTTTTTCTCTAACCATCTATTAGCTCCTGTAGTCTCTGATCCTGCCGTATCATAAACCTGTATACCTCTAATAAATACAGCTCCTGCAGGACAGTTTATAGATTCTTGTCCAGCAACTAAATTACCTAGTTGTTGTTTTCTATTTGCATCTATTGGAACTTCTCTAAATATTTTATATTGAGCATTTAAAATAATATTTTCTAAAACAGCATCCGTTAAAACATTTGAATCTGTTTCAGTATAACTTAATATTTGTGTTTTTAATCCTGATGCGCTTAATCCTGCCATTATGGTGTTAGTGTTACCGGACCAGCCGATACACTTCCTCCTCCTATGTTTGCATTTGCAGTTGCTGTGCCAGCAGCTGTAAATGTGTAATTATTAGCATCAACTCTAGCAATTGTAAATCCCACAGATTTATTTAAATCTGAGCTTGTTAATCCAAGAGAACCCTCTGCATTTCTAAATCTAACAGTATCACTTGTAGATCTACCATGGTTTTCTTCAAATACAGTTACAGTTGTAGAACCATTTGTAATTTTAAATGGATTTAAAGTTAAAACTCTAGCTACTTCTGGCTCTGTTCTATCAGGTCTTGCATTTAATAAACCTTGTGCATCTGCTGAGTGTGATTTTGGTTCTAATTGTGGATGTTTTTTTTCAAACTCAGATATATGAACTCTAGCTCCATTCCATTCGATAACCATTTCTGAATATGGAAATTCTTGTCCAGATCTATCTGAAATAAATTTTGCAAATTTTCCTGAAGATAATGCCATTATGCCTCCGGATAGTAAACTTTAGGACTTATGTAAGTGCTAGATGATGAACCATCTTCTGATAGAGCTCTTTGTAATTCATCTTCATATAATAATTTTAATTCTTGAACTCTTTGTGGTGCATTTTTAATAGCAAGATAATAAGCTAATCCTGCACACATACATGGAACAAAACGATAAGGCACATCAGTTGCGTTTGTATAATCGCCTACATCTTGTATTCTTTTTACATAATAAAAATTTATAAACTTTCCTGCCTCACTAGATCCAGGTGTTAAGTATAAAGTTATTGTAACTTTATCTATAAATCTTTGAACAAAATATTGTGTTGGAACTCCCGTAGATGTTTTGTTTGATAAAGCTTGATACTGAGATCTATTTATTTTTGTAAGTGGTGTATCTATATTAGAGTTTCTAAACGAAGCTTCTAATACATCATCAACCCCATAGACAGCTGTTGCATCAGACGTACCATCCCCTGTGGATCTAAACATAGTATATACTGCCTGGTCTGCAACTAGTGTAATACTGTTATTTGCAACTTCCCAATAATGTAAACCTCTATTAGCCCATTCTTGAAATAAGATATTAAGAGATCGTCTTGCAGATTTAAGTTGATAACCTGAAACGTTTTGTTGTCCGATACGCTCGTAAGCCTCTTCTACTATTTCATCAATAGAAAAATTCTTATCAAACGTTGCTGTTCCCGAGGTAGTGTTAGCCATTTAACCTCCTACTTATCAATCAATAAAGTAGCTGCTTCTATATTTGTAATAGTAGATACTTTCATTCCACCTGGAAATAATATCCCATCTTCTGGAATATTCATTGAAAAAACATCTCCATTAGGAACGTCAGCTTGGAACAAACTTGTGCTATCTGTGTTGTCTTGAAGAATTATAGTACCAGCACCACCTGCATCAGATGCTAATACAATTCCTCTAAGTCTAGTTCTTCCAGCGAATACCGCCCCTGTGGCTGTAACTCTAACTGCTTTTACATCGCCCTTCATAATTTTTATTCTCCTTAAAATTTAAGTATGGGCCCGAAGGCCCACACTAAATTAATTATTAACTTACTGCCGCACTAAACGGAGTTGCTGGTGTTCCAGTGCAACCTGAAATCACGTCAACTTTCCATTTACCTGAAGCAATAACTGTACATTCGATTTTTGCAAATGTTACACCACCTGTATCAGTACCGTTTAAAGTAATTGTATCAGATGTTGAAGCTGTTTCAAAACCAACCATGTTATCAGATGTGTCATCAATAAATGATGCACTTCCAATCATAACGTCAGTTGCATTTGCAACTTGTACAACAAGATCTCCAGTCTTCGTAATTGAAGAAAAGATTTCAAATTTTGCACCAACGTTAGATAAGTTGTTTAGATCAGCGCCTGGTCCTGCAACTGCAGAATCAGAGTTTG